GCACCTTGCGAACCAGTTGGCCCTGCAATGCCTTGCAAACCTTGTTCGCCCTGAATTCCCTGAATACCTTGTGCGCCAGTAGGCCCTGCGTTGCCTTGGATACCTTGCGCCCCTGTCGGTCCTGTAGGCCCTGCAACCGTGCTATTTGCACCCGTTGCACCCGTTGGGCCTGTCGCGCCATTGTTTCCCGTTGGGCCTACATCACCTTGTGCGCCAGTTGGTCCTGTCGCACCTTGTACGCCTTGGATGCCTTGCAAACCTTGCGGGCCTGTCGCACCGACATTGCCTTGCACACCTTGCGCCCCTGTCGGGCCAACCGCCCCCGTAGGCCCTGTATTGCCATTAACACCATTAGCCCCTGTCGGGCCAGTTGCGCCTGTATCACCTTGGATGCCCTGCGCCCCTGTCGGGCCTTGGATGCCTTGGATACCTTGAACGCCTTGGATTCCCTGAACGCCTTGTGGTCCTGTTGGACCAACATTACCCGTAATGCCTTGTGCGCCCGTAGGTCCTGTAGCCCCCGTAGGCCCTTGCACCGTGCTTGGCGCACCCGTAGCCCCCGTAGGTCCTGTTGCGCCCGTAGGCCCTTGATTTCCCTGCGGGCCAGTAGGTCCTGTAGCCCCGCTAACCGCCCTATCAATTCTTAAATCAATTCGGGGTTGTGGCGTTACTTGTAGGTTTACATTGTTGCCATCTTGAACGGAAACTTTGATGTTGCTCATAGGACAATCACCCCATCGCTACGCACCAAGAACAACAAGAAAATAATGGAATCATCTGCGGGCGTAGTTCCCGATACGGGAAAACTTACCTTAACGCGACCTGAAAAACCCACGGTATCGGCGGCATCAATTTCAAGTTGGGTATCTGTACTCATCAAGCCCCAAGCCGCCGCGTCTATAACCAATGTACAAGTGCCATTAGCGGCAACAATGTTAGTAATTGTTAACGGGATTGCCGCGGGCGGGGGGTTGTAATCTGCAATATCAAAAGTTAAGCCATTACGCGTATCGATAATGTTAGATAGTTCGCGGCGAACAATTTGAGCATTAAGAGTTGCACCCGTCAAATTGATGGGCAAGCCTGAAGCAGAATTGGTGAATGTCAAATTCCAGTAGGTTTGTTGATTCCAAACCAATTCGCCCGCAAGAATGGGGTTGTCAAAACCGCTTACTTGTGCAAGGGTATTCTTATTAAAAATCGCCATAGCGTTCCCTAAACTTAGTTAGAACATCCGCGAATCCCGCGGTTATGGTGTATTGTATTTTAGATATTTTAGCCACTTACATAAATACACGCAATCATTTGTACATCAGTTGGGCTAGAAAATGTTGCCGCTTCCCGCGCTTTGGCTACAGTATAGGAACGAACCAAATCATCTGCTTGTTTCATGCCCTTACCCGCGGTGCTAGAAGTAACAATTAGGTCGCCAACGGCAATGTTGCCATTTTCCCCGCAAACATTTATTTGCCCTTCACCAATAGCATTGATGATTGCTGAATAACTGGTTGGTTCGTAAACATAGAATTCAGGGGCGGGATTAGGAATAAATACTTTTTCCCCAACTTTATTGATTCGTACCGTATATCCATCAATCAAAGCCGCGGGCGGGGCTAATGCGTCTAGCGGCGTAGAAACATTAAAAACCCCAAGCGCACATTGATTTGTCGCAGTAGATTTTGTGACGGTGTAAATTGTATCGCTGATAGTGGATTTTCTAACTAAAACGCCATCAACAACAATATCGCCTTGAACAATTGTTTCTGTCTTAGAAATTAAACCATCGTGTGCGCCTGTAAACGGGCCACCAACGCCCGCATCAATGTAATACGCGTATCCTGTACCCGATGCAAGTTTAATTCGCGCCCCAATTCCACCGCCACTATTTAAAGCCGCAAAATCACCCGCAGGGTTTACGGGCGAACCCGATGTTCCATTGTATTGATATTGAGTAACACTCAAACTAGCCGCATCGGTATATCCCAAAACGGCAAGATTGTTGTAACAAAGCCCACTTCCATTTCCCGCATTAAATATGCCGTTATAACTACCCAATCCTATGCCATCTGTATAAACTAAAAATGTATCTGCAACCCTTGATGCAAATGCGTATGAGTACGCGGTTTTAGAAGTGGAAATATCATTGCCGTAAACAATTGGCCCAAGCGCAGATGATGCCGTACCCGTGCGTTCAAAATACATTGTTGCGCCTGATGATGAACCACCCGCCGCCGCACCCAATTGCATTGTTGTGTTGTAACTTGTATTAGTAATTTGACCCGTTGTAATAGTTCCAAGGTTTGCGCTAATTGCGGATAGTTGACCAACTTTTAAATTAGAAAGGTATGGCACATTCCAAACGGTGTTATTAGTAACGGGGGAATAAACACCATCAGATTGGTAAACAGATTCGCCCGCAACAATAACGGGCGCAGTAGCACCCCATACAGTTCCCGCACCCCATGAATCATTTGGCGGGTAGGATACGCTACCGCTTGTTGTAATGGTTGTAGGCGTTGGCGATAAAGAACTTAAAGTTGTTTTTGAATAGCAAATACGCGCAGAATTGCCGTTAGTGCCAGTTGGCCCTAAGTTGCCCGTTGCCCCTGTAGGGCCTGTTACCGCCGCACCCGTTGGCCCTGTCGCCCCCGTTGGCCCTGCCCCCGCTACGGGATTCCAAACCAATGACGCGCTGATTGGGCTTAATACTGAATTTGTTACATCATTGCCAACCATGTAAGCAAAGTAATAAGTACCCGTGTTTAGCGTGATGTTGGCAAATGTGTAATAGGTATTATTGGTAACGGGTTGACCGTTAGTTGTTGATGCGCTAGAAACTAATTTCCAATCCGATGCTGATGGCGTTGCGCTTGTAGTCCAAAACAAATTAGCAAAAGTTACGCGCCCCGTTGTTGGCACAAAAACTTGAACATCAATATAGGGAATTGTTGCGCTTGGAAATCCTGTAACCGTAGGCGCGGCTAATGGTGAAAAATAACTTACTGATGCCAAACCCGAATTAGGTATAGGCGTAAATTGCGTAATATCAAAATCGTCATAAACTTGCGCGTTGTACTCGCTAAGTTCTAAACGCGCACCCAAATTACCATCAAGTAATGATGCTTCGTTAACTTTCATCACACGGAAAAGTTTTGCGTTCCAACCGTAATCGGCATTGGTAACGCTAACTACATCACCCGCATCAACTTGGATGCCGTAATATGTAGTGCTAAAAGAAACAATTAAATCTTCGCGGGCTTGTTCCAATAAACGATTGGCAAGGTAATTTGCTTGCACGGAATCGTTAACCATGTCGTAAGTAATTGAATACTTGTTAACGGGTTCGTTGGGGTACAGTAAACCGCTAGGCGTTTCAATGTTAACAAACGCGGCTTGGTCGCGGTTTTCTTTAAACGGAAATCGCGCTTCAACTTGGTTAATAGATGAAGTAATGTCGGTTGCACTAACGCGAATTTCGCCAATGATGTTGTCATCATCAAACGCATACGCCGTAGATTCGGCTTTGTTAATTACTACCGACCATTGACCTAATGCGGCGTTGTATGTCATCCAAGAATCGCAAGCGGAAACAATGCGGTCAACATTGGAAAGAACCGATTGCCCTGCATCTAATACGCCGTTAATACGATAGCGCGGTTGCGTTGATGGTGCGCCGCTACTATTTGTAAATGTAATGTTTTGGTCGCCATACGCGTTTAATGCGGTTGCGCTTGTGCTATTTACAAACGCCGCATCTACTGCGCCGCCATAAACCGCGTTGGTCATGTAGTCATACCAAACATCGCCCGCTTTGGCTACGCCTGTTCCGTTTAGCGTATGCGCTACTTTAAAAGTAATTGGATTAAGTTGCGTTGTATCGGCATCGCGGTTGTAAATTAGTTTGACAATGGCAAAGCCCAAACCATTCATTTGCCGCGTTCCTGTCCAACGCTGACCAACGGCAATATCAGAACCACCCATAACCGTGCTAGGTGCTGATGCGCCATTTGCGGATGTAATTGTGCCGCCCGTTGTAGATTTATAAAGATTGATATAAAGATAGCCGCTAACCTTTGTATCTACATTTCCCGCTTCATCGGTCAGGCTAACAACTTTAGTTAAATCGCTACCGTCAAATGTAATTTTTCTATCGCCGTAATACATATCAGCGGTATCAAAAGTAAATTGACCATTAGGGCTAATGCTTGAAATAGCCAAAACATAGTACATTGTTTTCTGGTCGGTTGTTAGCACCGCATCAACAAATGTGCCGCCCATATAGGCGTTGCCGTAAACAATAGGAATAGCGTTAACTGCGCTTGGCGGTACTTGTTGCCTAACGCCCATGTCTTGCTGAGTTTCAGGGTTATCTGCAAATACACGGGTAACAACATAAGAGATGGCAAAGTTAACGGCAAAGGTTGCCATTGCCGTAGAAAAGCCAATTATTTCTAAACCCGCAATTAAAGTTGCAACCATTTTTCTATTCCCTAACAAAAGTTGCACTAAGGGATTTGTATCCCCTGCGCGTGTAATCAATCAACGGGCCGTTAGCAGAAATTGACGTGCAAACAAAATCTACATCACCCGCTTTTAACATTTCCTTTGCGCGTTCATCAAACGCTTTCCAAAGCCTACCGCCAACCGTGCCATTGCGATGTTCGGGTTCAACCCACCACAATAGTTCGTTTAA